AGTACGCTTGTTACCTTGAAGACCTTCTAAAAGGGCGTCTTTGGTTTCTGACCAGCGTGACTCTAATAGTTGTGACATTTGTTGTTCTCCTTAAACTTTTAAGCCCGCAAGCCTGCGGATGTCAAATATCTCAGCGGTCTTATTCTCTTGACCGTTGGACTGTGCCTGTGCTTTATCGCCTGTTACTTCTTTGCCTTCTGACAACACCTTCTTCGCTGGTACGTTTCCTTCCATTACGGCTGGAATGTACTTGTCGAATGCGGCGTGTAATTTATTAGTCTGTACAGATTCTAAAAGTTCGCCCATCAATTCACGCTTTTCTTTAGAAAGAGGTGACATCAATTCTGACATAATCTCTTTTCTTTCTACTGCGTCTTTGATTTTAGCAATTTCAGCATCTTTACTTTCAACAATCTTCTCAACTTCAGAAACTTTTGCTTCTGCTTCTGCAACTGCTTCTTCTTTCTGTTTTACAACTTTAAGAAGTTTTGAAGTTTCAGATTTTTCGTTTAGATGACTTGTTGCGTATTCGCTTGCAAAACTTTCAAAAATTCTGCGACCAAAATCGTTTCTGCGAGCTGCTTCAATATCTTCTTTCAACTGACTCATCTCAGCATGTAATTTCTTACCTACTGTTTCAGAAACAAGTGAGGATGCTTTGTTCAAGAAATTTTTCTTAACTTCTTCAAACTTAGCCTTGCTGTCTTTGATTAATTTAACCTTAGTTTCAGCAAGATCCTTCTTGTCAGAGTGGAATTCTGCAATTTCTTTTGCCAATTGATCCACAATGAAAGATTCTAATTTAGCAACATTCGCTGCGACTGATTTACGATCTTCGTGAAGTTCGCCAAGTTCCTTTTTCAAGTTGTTAAGAACGAAAGATTCCATTGCTTTGGAATCGTTTTTCATTTTCTTAGCATACTTGGCTTTTGCTTCGATAAGTCCGTTGCGGTCATCAGCAAATTCAGAAAGTTCTGCTTCAATTCTATCTGAAAGCATTTTTTCCACTGCTTCAACCATTGCAGCCTTATCGTGTTCATACTTCTGTGCGAATTCTTCGCGCAAATCAGTTGCGACTGTGTCGCGGTTTTCTTTTACGGCAGTTTCCCAAGCGGTTTCAATTTCCGACTTGACTTCCTCGGAAATCACGTTGTTTTCAAACAATTGTTTTACAAAGTCTAACATCTGTGATTCTCCTAATGATTTAATCCTTGAATTATCTTCTTCAAGGACTCTGCAATGTAACGTTGTGCCTGTGGATCGCCTTTAACTTCTTGAGCTACTCTAAATGCCTGGTAACCACCTTTATTATTCATAAGGTGTTCATAAACTGGTGTTGGATAGGCGCCTGGTGCACTCGGTTGTGCAACAACGTCAACTGTGACAATTTCAAAACCATTTACATTGCCACTACCGTCAACTTCGCCTGATCCGCGGCTGGATACACCTAATTTGACTCCCGACTCCAACATGGTCGTAATTAATTGACCCATTGGAGTTGGAAGCATCTTAAGTTTTCCGTAGCCGTTAGGACCGTCCATCCACATTTTTGTGATCATGTGTGATACACGGTCGAGGTTGATACGTAAATCTTGAGGATGATCGACTTCACCTAACACTGAATACCCCCCAGAAATCTGTTCGTTGAGCGTCTTGACAGCCCTATCAATTTCTTGCGAAGAATAAATGCGCTGGTTAGCGTTACGAATGTCACCCTGAATACAGATGCCACTCAAGTGTAACGTTTTACCGTTCTCGCCTTCATCACGCTCAATGACGATTTTAGCCTGATCGAAGCTCAGATGTTCTTGTAGGTTAGTTTTCAATCCTTATGCCCTCTGTTATCTACGACCACGGAAAATTGATTGTTTGTTGTCCGCTTGTTCTTTAGCGCCTGCTTTTTCAGCACCATGTCCGCCTTTTACTGCTGACATGTCTGCTGCTTTCTTAGCGCCTGGAACGTTTACGTTGCCTGAGTCAATATCCTTAGGTGTTACTTCTGATAAACCACCATCATTCTTTTCTGATGCTTCACCGCCTTTTGCGATGTTAGCAGTAGTTCCACCCATGTCATTTTTCATGTTGTCAACAACAGATTTTTTGTTGTCCGCAGAGTCCGCAGCACCTTTTTTCTCAGCACCGTGTCCACCTGCTACTTTTTCAACATACTCACGCATAGTTGCTAATTCGTCGTCGCCTTCTGGGTCTGCAGATGCTTCAGGAGCAAAAGTTTCTTCTTTTTCTGCGTCCATATCCATCTCTGCTTCGCCTTCTTCGTCGCCTTCGCCTTTGATTTCGTCGAATTTTGCTTGTAATTCGTCTACGATAGCGTCAAGATCTTGGAAAAGTTCTTCAGGTTCTTTTTCACCCTCTGCACCTTCCTCATCGCCTTGAATTTCTTTTTCAAGTTCGTCGGTTTCATCTCCGCCCATAGCGTCCATTTCACCTTCTTCGTCGTCGCCTTCTACGGCTACTTCTTCGAACTCTTCGTCAACTTTTTCATCATCCTTGTCTTCGTCTGATGCTTCGTCAACTTTGTCTTCTTCTGAATCCTCATCCTTAGATGCTTCGTCAACTTCTTTGTCTTCTGCATCTTCGTCTTTTGATGCTTCATCAACTTCTTCGTCGTCCTTCATCTCTTCTTGGATTAGGTTTTCGTAAATTTCTCTTGATTTTGTTACAACGTATTCATGGAAAAGTTCTTCTGCCTTTCCTTGTTCGTCGTTTACCAAATGCTCAAGCATTTGTTCTAATGTAGTTTTATCTGCCATTGTATTCTCCTTTAAATTGGTAAGGCTGTTTCATTATATATTTACATTATTGTTATAAAATCAGGGTTAAATGGGCATTTTTTGAGTCATTTTACCTTCTACGGTGGTTCCCGCAAAGGTATTTTCAAAATCCTTGAAAGATATGTGCTTTAAATTAGGATGCTGCGGCCCCAATTTATCCGGTATAAATGCTCCATTATCTATGATTCTGTAGAAACGTGTGTTCTTAAATTCCTTAACAACCTTCTCAGTTTGGCTTAGCCAATTACCAAAAAACGTTGCAGAATCGCCTGATTTTTTGTAATTAAACGTGTCAGCGTACACATTATTAAACTTTCCATTTAATCCTTGATAATCAAACCCAAATATATAAATGTCCTTGTGTCCGTTTGAAGCCGCAAACCATAGTGCTGTTGGTCCGCTCGACCAGCCCTTGTGCGGATTGAAGAGATTTACGTGATTCTTGGTTTTGATTCCCTTATTAGGGTTGGTCCACAGTGTTCCTCGAGCATGATAACCAGCATCGATTATTTCGTTAACCATCTTGACATCAACTGCTACGAGGTAGTGAGGATCAAATTCTCTATACTGAGCATTGCAACCATAGACAGTTCCAATGTTCAATAGCGAAGGACAGTCCAACTTGAGTCGGCTCTGACCGTTTCCTAAAACGAATGCTATATCTTTTTGCTTATTCTTGTGCTTCAACTGGAGTACCGTACATTTGTCTAATGAACCCCAGTTCAGATTGTCTTTCTGCTTCGTGTGCTTCTGCCTGAAGTCTGAGTTCATTTATCTGACGAAGTGTCAATCTGATTTTACGAGTATTATCTAAATCCATCACTGATTCGTCCTTGCTGTTATCGTATCTCTTATCAACAGCAAAGTCGTTAATCTCGTCGTTAAAATATAAAAATTCTTTTAGAAGCATACTGTATTTATTATTGAGCGGTCGTTTCTTCGCCTGCTCCCTCTTCGCCAGGTTGTTCCGCCGCTGCTGCCATACCTTCTGGTGCTTCGGCTGATTGTGTTTCAGCATCTGCTGAAATGCTGGAAGGAGTTATGCCCGCGCTTCTTAATTCGCCCGCAGCATCCTGTGCTGCTGAAATGTTTGCGGCATTTTCCTCTCTCCATAATCTTTCGTTCTCAACAATTTCTTCTTGAGATAAACCAAGATATCTTTTCATTGCAAAACGTTTACTCAAGAATGGAACACCCTGTATCGCACCATAGATGTTTGCTCTTGTTGCATCAAGTTCTGCCTGTCTGTATGCTGCAAAGTTTTGTGGTGGATTAAATTTCAATTCAAACAGACTTGAATCAATGTTATATCCATTTGAGTTTAACCATAATTTAAACTCTTGATCAAATGATTCAACAATGTTTGCCTGTAGTCTTTCGCAGTATTTGTTGAAGCGTAGTTCCTGAATGTATGCTGTTCCTACTTTTCCGTCTGCTACTGTGTTAGGCTGTTCATCAATTGAAGTTGGCAAATAAGACGCCGGAATTCTTAAAGCACGGAACAATTTATTAGTAAAATATTTTAGATCCGTAATCTCGCCAAGATTGGTACCACCCGGTAGTGTTTCAACTTTTGATCCACGTCCTTCAGCAGTCTGTGGGAAGAAGTAGTCCTCGTTAGTTGAAAGTGGATTGTATGAAGCATCAATTACTGATGTTCCACCGCCAGTTGCACTTGGAATACGTCTCTGTTGGATTTCATTCTTGACCTTTTCAACAAATCCCATTGCCATGTGTGCGGGCATGTTACCCACGTCAACATAAAATATTCTTCTTTCCGGAGCACGCTGAATTCTATAAATGATGATAGCATCTTCCAATAATTCTTTCTGCTTGTAAACTTTAAACACACTTTCGAGCAATGAATTACCAAATGGATAGTTGTTGTCCAGTCCTTCCGATAATGAAATATGCATGATGTGTTCAGCATCAACAGTAATTTCGTTTTGCTGATTATGAAATCTTGTGCCAGGGGGTTGTGCAACATTACCAACCATGCCACGACCAAAACCTCCACCGCTTGTGTAGGATGAAGTACCGCTTGGTGATGTGTTAGTAGTTCCGTGTGGTGTTGTTGCTATTAAATTCTTAAAGTTAAAATTAATATCTCTAACAACATACTGTTCTGGTATTTTTCCTGCTGATTCGTTTACAATTATTTTTGATACTTTGGCTTGATCAACATATAATAATTTCTTAGTTTCCGGATCACGAATAAAGAAACAGTCACCGTACTTAAATGTATTTCTTACTATTCTAAAAATTCTTTGTTCTAATTGATTTACCTTGGTCCACTTTTGTAATGCTTCCTTGAGCAGTTTTGTTTCAACACCAGTTGGTGCTTGCCTAAAGAAAAAGTTAAAAGGTGTTGCGTTCTCCTTGTCCTTGCCTGTACAGAATTCAGCAAGAATATCCAAGGCTGCATTTACTTCTGAATCCATGTCCATTGTGTCGTACTGCATGTATTTTTCAATACGATTTGGACTACCTGCATAGACGTCTGGAAGAAAAGATGAGTAATGAGATCGTGCCGGTCCGGGACTGCCTCCTCCACTAATTGGGCTCATTGAGCCGCCTGTGTTATTTGGATTAACCGGTGTAAAATACTTTTTCCAACTCATTATCTATCCTTGTTACGTAATATTCAAATCGCCAGCCAGTCCAGCCGTTACTTTGATTTGTCTATTCGCTGCTTTTAATTGTAATTTGTTTAATTCAACCAATTGTGCCATCATACTATTTAATGTAGATCCACCCTCGGCACTCGAAGATGTGGCTGAAGAAGATCCTGTATTGGTTCCCGCACCTGTATTTTTGGATTGTTGTTCCTTTTTGGCTTTTTCTTCTGCTTCTTTTTTGGCATCATCTTTGGCATTTTGATCTTCAATGGATTTTATGTTTCCTTTTCCTCGATCACCTATTAGGTAACTGTCTTCCTTGGCTGCTTTGTAACCGAGTGCAATGTAAGGATTGGCAAAATCAACACCGCCCTTATTCTGCGCATCTATTTTTGCCTGTTCGTTTTTCTCAACGATATCAAGAGACTTGCCTGTTACTGCCTTCCAAAGTTGGCTCTGTGCATTTCCAATCTGTGTATTAAGTTCATTATCACGCTTTTTCCTTGCTTCAAGAATTTCCAATTCCTTGATCGCACGATCTGACTGAACCTTGTTCTTGGTTTCTTCCATCTTGGTTGCCAACTTTTGAGATCTTTCCTTGATTTCATTATTCTTCTCATCAATGGCAGCCTGCTTTTCTGCAAATCTTTGTCTGTCCTCGTCATTCTCAAAGAATGTGGTCTTCTTGTCAACCCAAAGACCAAACTCATCAAATGCCACTCCTAATTTTGAAAACTGTATTCCAAACAGTTCGAGTACATCTCCAAAACCCGAGAACGAATCAATAAAGTCAGTCATCCAATTTTTCATCTTCTGGAATCCTTCGGCAACTGGTTTGATTGCGTGGTTGTACATCCATGTAAATGCATCCGAAAGGGGTCCTAACGATTCTTCAATCCACTGCATGGAATCCTGCCAAAACTTGACAAATTTTTCTCTAAACCATAATCCTACTTCTTGGAAAGGTATCACGAAGTTGTTGTTGAACCATTCGGCAATGCCTTCGAAGGTTCTTCCAAAGAAATCCATGATCGGTCTGAAGGTATCGGATACCCAATCCGATACAGAATAGAATGCTTTCTTGACGTAGAGCATTCCAAGTTCCACCGCAGGAAAAATCGAATTCACCATGTTTGTAAAGAAATCAACTACCGGAACTAATACGTCCACGAGTGGGTTGAGTGCGTTTTTAACGAGTGTTGCGATTGGTTTGAATAAACTAAACACCGCTGAAAACAGTCTTGCAAAGGCAGAACCTAATTTGTGTATAGGCATGTATATTGCTCTTACTATTTCTGTCACGGTCTCGAATGCCTGCATGAATCCGTTTAGCAGTCCTGATGAAACAAGGAAGTTTTTAAATTCAATGGAAGTTTCGTTAATTCTTCTTCTTAGGGTTTCTATGGTCTTGACGTATTCGTCGCTGAGTTTGATCTGTTTTGCCTGGTCAGCCGCAGCCTTCATTCGTCTGTCCTCGTCCATACGTGAATTTACCGTCATCACATTGTACAATCCTGCGAAGTCTGAACTAAATCTACCTATGTCTCTAAACCTTGCTGCGTTTAGATTTCCTTCTGATCGTAGCATGTTGTCCAAGTTTGTTTGTTGTTGGAGAGTCAGTATTCCATCCTTCTCCGTAATCTTTGCAAACTCCTGCATCATTCTAAACGAATCACCGTGTGTTGCTGCAAACTTTCTTGAAAGGTCCGTTGTTGCACTTCCAGTTGCTATGATGTCCTTGGCTATTGGTCTCATTGCAGGTTCCAGACCATTTATGAAAGCCATCAATGCCTTGGCACTGTCTACTGACATATTGTCAATCTTTGCCTGGAACTGTGCATCAGCCAACAACTGTTTCTGTGCATCCATTTGTTGTTCTCTGGTTTCACCAGTAACCTTGGCCAGCATGTCAATTTCTTTCGCATAATTTGCCGAACGTATTGCCAGTTCCTGCACAGACATGTTTTGTTGTCTGCCCATCATGCTTACTAATTCTATGTATTTGGCTGCCGTTTCGTTAACCTCGGCAGAAGTGTATCCAAGTGCAGTTAATTGGGTCATCAATCCCGATGTTCTTAATTCCTTGCTGATGCTTTCAAATCTCTTTCTTCCCGTTTCAACGCTGCCGCCCAATAGCCTGAAAGCATTTGCATTCTGTCTCACGAATCTGGTATATTCGTCTATGGTCATGCCTCCCTGTGCTGCCGCGTTTGAAAGATTTAGAATGCTGCCTCCAAAACTCGCACCAACGCTGGACGCTGCCTGGAATGCATTAACCAATTCTTCCGTTGCCTTGACCGATCTCGCATAGGTTTGTCCAAACAGAGGAATCTTGGCAGCCGCACCAGTTAGGCTCTTGTCAAGGTCTGCAAAACTTCCCAACACGGCACTTGCCTGGTTGGTCATGTCCGCAACAAACTTGGTAAATTTATAGGCCGCCGTGGCCGCTATCATTAATCCCTTGCCCAATGCAAGAGGTATTTTTGCCAATCCTCCAAATGCCTTGGTTAGAGAACCGCTTGATTTTCCGGCACCAGCAAGGCTCTTGGCCAAACTGCTCGCTGCACCGCCAGCACCACCACCCTGGTTGCCAGCACTTCCGCCCATTAATTTGACTAATTCACGTAGCGTAGCCTCAGAAGCGACATTTTTGGCTTCTACTTCTCCAATTCCGGGTATATCAATAATTACTTTTGCCATTCTTTATTTTTCCAGAAAACTGCGCATATAAATACTTACACTATATATGTTTAACATAATGTATTTATTGGAGATAAAATATGGCGGATGAACTTCCTAACGTTACGATAACAGAGGGACAAACAAAGAAACCAAATCCCCTTCAGGGCTACTATAGACAACCAAAGATCTATATCAAATTGCCATCTAAAGGTGTGTATTATGGTGATGCCCTTGATGCATCAGAAAATGGTGAATATCCAGTTTATGCCATGACAGCCAAGGACGAACTATTATTGAAAACGCCAGATGCGCTCCTTTCAGGACAGAGCACTGTTGAAGTGATCAAGAGTTGCGTACCAGCAATCAAGAATCCGTGGGTAATGCCCACTATTGATCTTGATGCTGTCTTGATGGCAATCAGGGTTGCTACCTATGGCAAGGACATGGATTTCTTTGCAAACTGTCCTAAGTGCGAAACAGAAAACAAATACACGCTACCATTGGTGGATCATCTTGGTAGGGTACAGCAGTTTCAATTCCAACCCACAGTACAGGTTGGAGCAATGACTGTTTACATCAAACCGTTTACCTACAAGCAGATGACGGATAACAATCTAAAGGCTCTTGAACAGCAGAGAGTGTTTTCGGTAATCAATGATGAAAAACTATCAGATTCCGAAAAGATGACCAAGTTCAATGAGAGTTTTGTCAAACTGACAACAATGACAGTTGACATGATTACGCAGTGCGTTGACAAAATTGATGTGCCAGAAGGGAGCGTAAGCGACCCGGAGCAGATCAAGGAATTTTTGGAAAACACAACCAGCGAAATCTTTAACGAACTCAAGACCCATATCGAAGAAACGAGACAGGGAGTTAACATTCCTGATCAAAAGGTTCAGTGTGAAAATGAGGAATGCAAACACAACTTTAATGTTCCCGTAACACTTGATCAATCGGATTTTTTCGAGCGCAGATCCTGACGCTGCCCGTATCAGAGATCTTAGAACTGTCCGACAAGATGGATAAGGACGCAAGGGCACTCAAGAAGGATATCCTCAAGGTGTGTTGGTACATGAGAGGTATGTCCTACAGCGAAGCCATGCATCTAAGTTCAGAGGAAAGACAGTTAATCGGAGACATTGTCGAAGAGAATCTTGAGACTACTAAAAAAACCAAACTTCCATTCTTTTAAGATTATTTCCAACAGTTGAAAACGTTTAATAGAGATCTAAAGATCTCTTGCGTTTTCGCTTGCGCTCAACGCATTTTTCTTCTTCGAAACTTTTATATATGAACACAACAACTGCGAAGCAGTTTTGTTAGCATCATGTAGATAGTAGAGCCACAATTCGCCCGTTGCCGGACGAATTAGTGTTGTTGAGCTTCATGTGAGTTAGCGTCACCAACCTGTTAAAGAAGATTACATATAATATGTACGGAGGCGGCAGACCTTCAACCCCCTACTTCAGCATTCGCAATATCCGCGGAAAGCAGTTAATCCCTAACAGTCGAAATCACTTGCTTCGTGGTTGTATCTTTTTCACAGAGCCACATCTTTCATGCCTTAAGTTAGCATTGTCCTTGCAACGCACCAGTATCTGAACGCACACTGCCCGCACGGCAGGCGTCCTCAAGATGGGTCGAGCAGCCCCGACCAAACCATGTTGCTATGTTAAGCCTTGTTTTTAATTTGTCTTTCGAGAAGTGCCTTGCGCAATTTTTCGGAACCGCCTACTCTAACATTGATTATGCCATTGTAATATTCGTCTGATTCTAATACCCTGCGATCAAATTGTTCCCTTGCCTCGATGTAACCCATCTCTGCCCTGTTTGTGCAGAAATAGAGTATTTCTCTTGTGAAGTTTTGTGGTCCAAGTGCTTCCACATCAGCGATAAGCCTATCGGATGATCCCCAATATTCTTTCCAATCTGATTCCTTGTGGCCGCGACGCTTGTTTTTCTTGCCTTTGAGTGGTGGCTTGGTAGTTTTGAATTTGGCTAATTTCTTGCCTATGTATTTCTTGTTGTTGGTAGTATTGGTAATGAGATAAACGAAGCCTTCATATTCTTCTGGAATACTGTCAATAATATTGCCTTCAAATGTCCAACTCGGGTTCGTCATCAGTCTTACTTACTTTCGACGGACGACCCACCATGCCTTTTCTGGCTTCCTTTCTTTCCTGCCTCTTATCTTGAATTTCTGTGCGCCTTAAACTTGCAAAATTACGTATCTCTGATAGCCAAAAGCGAGCCTTAATTCCGGCTTCGTCACTTCCCTTGTATTCAAATCTTTCCTGCCATTTGAAATAATTTTGGAATGCTTCAATCATTTTGTCGTGGTTGTCAGTGCTCATAACCAATTTGGTCCTGTGACAAAGTATGCCAGACTGGACCTTGTTCCTTTTGTTACGGGAGTAACTCTATGCGGAACAAAACTTGGAAAAACTATCATAGATCCGATCTTATCAAACTTATCAATTGGATAAGGACCGTTTAAGAATAATTCAAACTTTCCTCCGTCATAGTCATTCTCGCTTAGATTTAGTAATGCTGTTAGTTTTATATCGTACATTTCTCCACCAACATTATCAGCATGCCATCCATATTCGGCATCATCTTGTGAGTGATAATCTGCATAGTTGACAATATCAAAATCACAGGCAGAAAACAAGTTTAAACCGAAAAAATTTTTATTGATATCTTGAATGATTTGCCTAAACTTGTAGAGTTCTCTTGAAACCATTCCATAATCTACAATTTGCACCTTTGAAGTTTTTGTAACTCCTTGTGCAGGACTGTCAGAGGCTTTACTATTAATATTATTTTTAATCGCATTTCTTATGGCAGAACATTCTTCAACTGTGTGTGAATTTTCTACGACATAAAAGTGCGATTTCATTGCACAATCTCCACATCATTTGAGTATGAAGTAAATCCATTCTCCTTGATAACCTTTAATACGGTATTAACACGTCCCGCAAGATCATCTCTATGCGAAATTAAGAACACGTTCTTGTGTCTTTCACGTGTCATCTTCTTGAGAACCGCAATGGAACTCTCAACTCCTGCACTGTCCATGCCGCTATCCACAAGTTCATCGATGAATAATAAGTTAATGCCATGATACAATGATTCCCAAACATCACGGAATGCCCAACTTAGGCTTAAGATGAGTCTATTTCGTTCACCTCTACTGAGATTATCGAAGTCTAAGTCCTGCCCCAGTTGTGTAATAATCACCGTTAAATCATTCTGGAACTCCACAATGTGTGGCAATCCAACCTTGGCCAAGTAATAGGTTAATCGCTGATTTAGATATGCCAAATTCTGTTCAATGATCTTCTTACGCACAAATGAATCCTTGTTTGTAAGCAGTTTGTATAGGAAGTCCTGATGATCCTTGACCTTGGTCAGTTCATTCAGCGTGTCAAAACTAACTTCCTGTAGTGCAGTTTCCTTTAGATCTTCAATCTGTTCCGCATAAGGATTTGTTTCTTCGCCCTTCTTGGCAAGTTCCTTCTGCAGACTCTCGACTGTGTTCCTGTGGTTGTATGCTTCTTCCACTGAATCATACTGCGTTACGGGGCAGTTTTCAAGTTCTCCA